TGTGTTGTACATTACTTGTATAGCACACCACTAGTACGTGGAGTAGGTGAGAACCAACTACCGTCTTGACCAACTTGGTAAGTCACAGTGACAGTATCTTTGCTGAACATAGACCGCACAAAGACTACATCTTCTTCAAAAGAAGGAAACGCTTTAATGTCTTCGTGTACACTTCTAATAGCATCAGGCTGCATTGCTACCTGGACTACTGAGCGTACATATACTGACGAACTTGAAGTGTACATAGAGTGTATTTGTTAATACGTCTCTATATTATCACTGCGTTAATAATATTGCAATAGTCGGTGTACTATACACCATCTGTAAACTGGAAGCTGATTTCCTTCCAAGAACTCTTACGTGTCCACTCGCCCCCTAAGAATTCTAACTGTATTGAGTAGTAAACTTTCTTCTTAGCACCGAAGGCATTAGCTGCCTCAACCCAATCAACATAAGTAAACAATTTGTCTTTGCAAGAAATAGTCCCAAGGCTCTCAAAGGCTGATGGTACGTGCGAAGATCCTGAGTACTCTAAATGATCCTCCATGAAGTTTTTGGACATCACTATTGCATTCGTATTGTACTGCTCACATCCAAGTGCCTTATTATCAGACGCCCCCTTACTACCAAATATGATAAATGCAGCAACTATAATAATACCTAGGCATCCGAATCCCCTCACCTTTTCTGCTGTACTGAAGTCCTTCCATTCCTTTTTCTTCTTCTGGTCCTCCATAAATATCTACTTGATGCTGAGGAATTGTCCGATATCCAACCCAACTGCTTTAGAAACTTTCTCTACTGTTTCAATACTCGCCTTCTTACCTCCACTGAACAAAGTTGTGACTGTGTTGTGGTCAAGCTCAGCAACCTTTGCCAAGCGATACTTGGTCATTCGAGACGTAATGTACTCCTTCTGAGCATCATTCAAGTTTAAGTTGGGATTAAGTTTTTTGGGTGACATTGTATTCTTGATCATATTATTACTGGCTCACCATAACCTCTATGTCAATAATTATCAACCCCCTCTGTATTATGAATGACTCAATAATATAAATTGTTTTCCATTTTACGCAACTAAAAAAACCACCTCACGGGTGGCCTCTTTAGAAAAATTTCGATACCTCTTCCGGCATTTGAATGCCGTGCAATTGCTCTTAACGTTTGTATATTAGCGTATTTGCAGTTTCATGCAAGTTGTGCAAAAGTGCATAGTGATTAATTGGAGTTCTAAAAATTCGCCAATTAAAAGGCTAGTGATAGCCACCTCGACAGCAATTGTTCCTTAACATGCCGGTGTACAACATCCTTAGAGGCTGACAATATCCACTTGACGGTCTCAGATTAGTCGTGCCTAAATATTTGTTTGTATTGATAGAAAGTAAGTAAAAATACACCATAAAAATAAAAAGAGGCGAATACAATATAGGTGAGCAGTGTCTACTCCCCATTGCAACCTCACAAGTGAGCAGGAGTAGTTTAAGTTTAATTAACAATTACAACCATGATAAATCCCCCAGAACAGTTATATAAAGAAGGTGATGTGGTTACAGCAGGGTTGAACGGAAAGGATGGTGTAGTGAAGCTGCGGCACGGTAAAGTTTTGAGTGCTGTTTACATATTTGACGAAGATGACGGTAAAACTCAGTGGAGATACTCTATTGCAGATCATTTACAATTCGAGCTTGTGCCTGAAGATCAGATTATTAACCCACAGAATCAGGAGGTCGATGAAGTATGAGAAGAAAAAAAATAGAGCAACAGATTAAGATAATCTATGAGACTAAGTACAAACTGCTTGAGGCAGAAACATTGTCAAAGATCGAGGCAATGGAGACTCAGATTCAACGACTAGAGGAGGCGAGTGACCTATGACAGAAGGTATAGGAGAGTTTCTTAAACTTGCCCCTGGAGTTACATGGTTCATTGAAAAACCATTACGTCTCGCTGTGCTTTACGAGATGGCAACTCGTGCCATGAAGAATCCTGAAAGGGTCTGTTTTATGAGTAAGTGGGAGTTTAAAAAGTTTGGTCTAAAGTCATCACAAAAGAACCAAATTGAGCGGGTTTTGCGTGACTTGGAGACGGGCCAGGAACGGGCCGCGTATGTTCAGAGGACGGGCCGCAAAGACGATGAGAGTGGAGCAGTTGAATATCGTCTTCTGGACAACAGAAACATAGATACCTCCAAGACTAGTAAAAAAGGCCAACGGGCCGCACACGGGCCAGCAACGGGCCAGGAACGGGCCGAAACTAAAGAGAAGAGTAGATATAAAAAAGAAATATATAAAGAAAAAAGTTTTGAATCCAAATCCAATCAACCCCATGAAGAATCCGAAGAGCCCTTTCAAAGTTCCGCTAAAGTTTCCCCAGTCGCACAACAGGTTTTAAACCTAGCAGCCAAGTTTGGAATGACCATAGACGTCAACGTCAGCTTTGAACTGCTCGAGGAGCGATTTGATTCGACTTTGATAGTCAAGAAAGCAGAGGACATGTTTATTTGGCTTATCGACAAAAAGAAGAAGGTTGCAACAACTGCTAGACTTCTCACTTTCTTGAACCGAGCAGAGACAGAGACGCCAAAGAAAATGTTTGAGGTTCGTGGTGCAACCTATGCCAATACTCCTGCAATGCGACCTATCACTGTGCTCGAAGACAAGCACCCTGATCTCATGGTCCAGAAAAGAGTTCAGTCTTGGCTAGCAGCTAAGCAAACAATTCTTCCCGACGACCTAGCTTTGAGCATTCAAAACATGGCACCTGGTCCAACCAAGCGATGGTGTGAAAAGCAGGTTTCGAATTTCAAAATGCAAAATGTCTAGTAAATAGGTGGTTCATGTACTATACTTCGACTGTACAAGTACCGACTTATGCTTATGAGAAAGGATTGGGAAGCCCTAAAATCAGATTACCTCACGAGCAAATTTGTTGATGTTACCGAATGGGGTAAGGCTACTCCGGGTTTAGAGAAGGCAGTTTATACCGGTCATTTCTCCAGAAAGACTAAAGGTTGGCATAACGAGAAATTGAAGCTAGCAAAAGAGCTCTCTCAGATTACTGTTCAGAAGGTTCTTGAAAAAAGAAGTGACAAGCTGGCCAGTGCACTTGGTGAGGTTTATGACCACTTGGTGAAGAACAAAGACGTCTACATGGCAGAGAGCGCAAAGGGTCTTGAGACTGTTTGGAAGATCATCATGACAGCAAATGGTCAGGCAACATCGATCAGCAGAAACGATAATACCAACCACAACATTGAGCTAGAGGACTCTGCATTGAATGGCTTAGTTAACGCTGCTAAGGATGCACGAGCAAAGAGAAAGAAGAAGTAAGCTTAAGATCCTTGAGAAAGAGGATCTCTACGATATCCTAGATTCAACAAGCTTAGACAGGTTGAGCAAGGAGCAGCGCAGGATAGTAGTAAGAAGTCTATGCTACTACGACAAAGAGTATTTTGCCAAGAACATAACGACTCGGTGGACGAGCGATAAGAAGAGTGGAGTGCGTTATGTGATGCCTGATCTGCATATTAAGCTTCTAGGACTGTCTAGTGCGGGTGAAGATATCCTATGTATCATTCCTCGTGGCTTTGCTAAGACCACAATCATTTCAAAGATTGGAGTACTTTGGGATTTGCTCTTCGAAGAGGAGCAGTCAATCATACTCATTATGTCGAAGGGACTTGGTGAAGATGTGATTGGTGATATTCGTTTTGAGCTGGAAACTAATCCTCTCATTCGGTGGATATGGGGAGACTTGGTGCCTATCAGCAATAAGAGCGAGAAGACTAATGAGAAGTGGCGTCAGCGTCAGCTTGATCTCTTGAATGGCTGTGGAGTTAAAACCCTAACAAAAGGGGAGTCTATCCGTGGTAGCCGGCCAACAAAAGTTATTGTCGATGATCCTCAAGAAAACAAAGACGTAAAGAATCCACTCATAGCTGAAGAGTTCTATAATTGGATATTTACAAGCGTCTACGGTGCAATCAACCCAGATGAAGGATCAATGATTGTGCTAGGTACCGTGATTGGCAACAACTGTTTTGTGAATAAGCTTAAGCAGAATGCCGAGCAGCAAGAGTTTAAAGTGTTTGAATTCCCAGCAATTATTGACTTTGATAAGGAGAATTTTACTGGAACACCTTTATGGCCAGATCGATGGTCACTGGAGCGTCTCAGAAAGAGATACAACAAGCTGGGTGAGAAGGCGTTTATGCAGGAGTACATGAATGTACCATTAATCTTGAATGGTTCCCCTGTATTCGATGAGGAAATACCATACGTGGTTAAGCGTAAGCCGATATCATTCGAGTCAGATGTGAAGTGGTTTATAGGTAAAGATCAGAGGAAAGATCTACACGTTGTCATTGGAGGAGATTTAGCATTGGGAGGTACAGATGGCGACAATACATCGTTCACTGGTCGTACAGTCGATGGCAAGTTGGTGTTTCACTACAAGGGGCACATCACTCAGGACAGAATGGCTTCATTACTTGATAGCATCATTGTGCAGTTCAAGAGTATTTACCTGATACCTGAAAACAACAATGCATCCGCATTTATCATTGCTACTAAGCAGTACAGCTGGAGACCTTACATGTATAAGCAGAAGGTGATGGATAAGGTGGTTATGAAGGATCAGGATAAGTTCGGTTTCAACACGAATGCAAGCACTAAGCCGATTCTCATTATGGATTTCAGAAAGTTCATACGAGCAAACGGTGCTTTTGAAGTGCCCGAAGATGAGTACGAGGAACTCTGTTATTTCTACTACAACGAGCAGGGCGGAATGGAGGCAATTAGTCCATATCATGACGACACAGTTATCTCAGATGCGTTGTGTATTCAAGGAATTGTTAGGGGGGCGGCAAAGGTAGACGTGTATATTTAGGGGACTGTACTTGTAATGTACATATGCAGTACGTAGAATATGTGTGTATAAAATTCTAGATGAAGATTTTTGGCCGCCAGATTGGAGGTAGTAAGCAAAAGGATGCCTCTATACAATTGCAAACATCTCTGTCAGCGCCACTGACTTTGTCTGATAGCAGACGTCTACCTGTTAGGGACTTGTACACTTCATGGGTAGCTAAGTGTATCAAGGCTATATCTGAAGAGGTTGGTAGAATTGATTTTGTTCTTTATCGTAAAGTAGGAGGTAAGGTAGAGGTGGTTCGAGAACATGAGATGCTTGATTTACTGAGCTTTGTAAATGAGTTCTTCACTCAGTACATGCTCTTTGAGCGTTTACAGGCGAATCTAGAGATTTATGGTAACGAGTACTGGTTTCTTGAAAGAGATCGGAAGACAAAGAAGCCAGCAAGGATTTATCCATTACATCCAGCAGCAGTAAGACCAGTTGTCGGTAAATATTACGTCGAAAAATATGAGTACACTTTTAAAGGTACTAAAGTTGATCTTAGTATTGACGATGTTATTCATTTTAAAAATTACAGTCCCTTTAGCGACGTAGTTGGTATATCAACCATCGAGACAGCTAGAACAACTATCGAGACAGATGTATTTAGCAAAGAGTACATTCGTAGATTTTATTATAATGATGCAACTCCAGGTGGCATCCTTAGTACTCCTGACGAAGTAGATCAAGATAGAGCTGACCTAGTTAAGGCAAAGTGGAATGAATCGTTTTCTGGATTTAAGCGTGCATTTAAAACCGCCTTCCTTTCTGGAGGCCTGACCTACACCCCGATCTCACCAAAGCAAAGCGATATGCAGTTCGTGGAGCAAGCTAAGCTCACACGCGACGATATTCTTGCTCTTTTTGGTGTACCTAAAACAATCCTTGGGATTGTAGAAGATGTGAACTATGCATCTGCGAAGGCGTCTAATTATATATTCTCTTCAAGAAACATCTACCCTAAAGAACTGCGTATTGTAGACCAATTGAATGAGTTCTTTGTTAAGCAGTTTGAACCAGAAGGTTATTGGTTAGAAGCCAAGAGCCCTATTCAAGAAGATAAGTTAGAAGAAGCTCAGGTTAGCCAGATTTTGTTCATGAATGGACAACTGACAATCAACGAATGGAGAAAGAAGAATGGGCTGCCAGTTGTTGAGAATGGAGATCAAGTATTCTTGCCATTTAGTTTGACACCATACACAAGCGTAGTTCAACAAAAGTCATTAGAAGTTTCACCAGTATTAACTAAAACAGATGAAAAAATTAAGCAGGCTGTTCTGGCTAGTCTACAGGTATTTAAGCCTCAAGTTAGCAATACAGAGCAGAAAGACACTGATAGCAATAGCGGATTGGCTAAACAAGACACCAAGCGATTCCAATTAAGAATGGATCCTTACCAATTCGAGAGTCTTGGTCAAAAGGTGAATGGTCAAATGCGCGCTCGAGAAGAGCCATACGTCAAAAAGTTCAAGAGAAGCATGAATGACATCTTTGACAAGCAAAGTGTTGAGGCTATCGAGAATCTTGTGGACTACATGAAGATTGCCAAGTCTGTTTCAAGGAAAGCTAAGTTGCCAGACTTTATTGATAAGAAACGAAATACTGATCTTACGATTAGTATCATTACCCCAATTATTACTGACTTCTTCGAATCAGAGGGACAGGTAGCATTTGCAAGTCTCGGTCTAAAACCTGAGGACTTTTCTTTAGCTGCACCTGATGTGCGCAAGTATATTGAGGCGAGTATTAAGAAGTTTGCAGGGGAGGTTACAGACCATACAAGTAACATCATTAGACAAACAATCTCTGATGGTTTGGATAGTAATGAAGGCATCAAAGCTTTAACTGCGAGAATCAACCAACTAGAGGGACTATCTACTAGTCGCTCAGAGCTTATTGCTGTTACTGAAGTTCACCGTGCCCAAGGTCACGCCGAAATTGAGGCATGGAAACAATCAAGTGTAGTTGAAAGCAAGATTTGGTACACAGCGCTCGATGAAAGAACATGCCCTGAATGCTCACTGATGCACGGTAAAGAAGTAGATCTCAATGAGGTCTTCTTAGACATACCAGGTCTTCAAGAAATGGGCTACTCAAATTACGACGGCCCAGTAGAGATAGCGCAATTACATCCAAGATGTCGGTGCACGATTATTCCAGTCATTAAGGGACAGCCTAAGGCTTAATTAACTTATTTATGCAAACCCCAGAATTAGTGAAAGTTTATACAGAAAAAGCAGCTAAAGCTCTCAGAGAAGCTCTCGAAAAGTCAGCTCCAAAAAAGAAAACATTTGTTGGAGACGGTGAATTTGAGGTAGTAGCAACGACTGAGGGAGTAGACAGAGATGGCGAAGTCATCAAAGTCTCAGGCTGGGATTTCACAAACTTTCGTAAGAGTCCTGTTCTTCTCTGGGGACATGATTACGGTTCACTCCCAATTGGTGCTGTCACTGATATTAGAGTCGAGGGAACATCAGTTATCGCTAAAGGAGTATTTGCTAGATCAGAATTTGCCCAAGAGGTTCGTTCACTCTATGACGATGGTTTTGTAAAGACAGTATCAGTTGGTTTTATACCGCACGAACGCACTGGAGCAACTATTACGAAGGCTGAACTACTAGAGTTGAGCTTTGTATCGGTTCCATCCAACCCGGACGCATTAGATCGTTTAAAGAGCTTTGAAAGTAAGTACCTCAAATTAGATGTTAAGACACAAGAAGAAGAGAAACCCGTTATTGAACAACCAAAAGAAGAAGAATTACCACCTACAGACGACACTCAGAAAGTAACTGGGTCGCTTATCGCTGAATACCCAACGAGCGATGGCACAGAGAAATCCTATGCAGTCGAAGAAAAGGCGGGTCGTGTTCTGTCCCAAAAAAACAGATCACTGGTGCAAGATGCAGTAACTGCATTACAGGCGTTGCTCGATGCCTCTGAAACACCAGAAAAAGAAGTACAGGAACAAGCCTTCGCCTTGAAGCGTGATATGCAATCGGTCGTCAAGGTCGCAAGCATAGCTCTTTCAAAGTGGAAGGATTTTGAGCGCAAGCTTTAATCTATTAATTAATTATGTCAGAACCACAAGTATTAACGCAGGAAAAAATGGGCGAGATCGTCGCCGCTGCTGTCAGCAAAGGAATGACTGAAGATATCGCAACCGCAGTCAACGGAGCCTTGCAAGCAGAAGTAAAACGTTTAGGCCTCGATAAAATCGACCTTAAACATGGTGTATTCACCGATGAGCAAGCAAATGCTTTGCCTGGTTTAAACCCAGAACAAAAAGCGGCTAAAAAGAAAAGCGTAACAGCTGAGTTTATCAAGGCTGCTATGAAACGTGATTTCAATGGCCAAGCTATGCTTAAGGGTATGAGCGAAGGTGTGGATAGTGAAGGTGGCTGGTTAGTTCCAGACGAAACAGCTACATCTGTAGACCGTATCGTTGAAAACGTCGGTCTTATACCTAAACTCGCTCGCAGAATTCCTATGACTCGGGATGTTATGAATCTCCCAGTTTTGGGTAATGCAGCTACAGTTAGTTGGGATGGTGAAGGAAATGCTGGTAGTGACGGTTCTCCAACATTCGGTAATGTTAAACTCGAAGCTAAAAAGCTTACTGGTTTAGCTCCTCTTACCAATGAACTTTTGGAAGATGCAAACCAAGATGTCGCTTCTCTTGTAGAAGAGCTCTTCGGTGAAGCAATCGCTACATCTATTGATACTCAAGCACTTACAGGTACAGGATCACCATTTACTGGAATCCTTTCTCATGGCCAAGTTCAAGTAACTACTATGGGTTCTACTAAGACTGCTTTCACAGACGTATCTCTTGGTAACCTCCGCGACATGATCAGTCAGATCAAGATGTCCCGTTTGCCAGGTAGCGTTTGGGTAATGAGTCCTTCAGTATTCGGTGCTGTACAAAAGATCCAAGAAAATAACCAATCTATTGTTACTTTCCAAAATCCAATTGTACCAAACACCATCAATGGTGGTTTGTTAGTTCCTGCTGGTTACATTTGGGGTTATCCAGTCTATGTTAGCGAGGTTATGCCTGCTACTTCAGCAACTGCGATCTCTACCAAGTTCGTAATCTTCGGTAACTTCAACTGTTTCTACTACGGCGATCGTAAGAGCATGTCTCTTGCTATTTCTGATGTGGCTACTGTTGGATCAGTAAATGCTTACGCAAGTAATCAATCTGTTATCCGTGTAATTCAACGTTCAGGGTTAGCTGTTGGTCTCCCAACTGGCTTCTCTGTTTTGAAGACTGCTGCAAGTTAATATTTTCTAATTTTCTAAATTTATGAACAGCTACAAATTTACAACCAATGTCATGTGTGAGGGTCTAGGTTACCAAAAAGATTCAGTGCACCAGCTCACAGATGAGCAAGCACGAAACTTTGGTGAGACTGTCATGCTTGTCCAGGAGGCGAAGGCACCGGTGAACGATACAGCTGAAGTTGATGCTTCTGAACAGAAGGTTGCTCCAGCACATCCAAACAAGATGCTTAAAAGCCAAAAGGCGACAAAGAAGTAATCTTTGTGGCTGTTCTAACTCAATCTATATGGACTTAAGTAAAAACTATAAATACGTATCTCTCATTAGACCTCAAGTTGCAACTTCAACTGTAACTGGTTCTGGTGTAGACACTATGGGTTACCGTGATGACGCAATCATTACCTTAGACCTTGGTGCAGCATTAACAACTACAGAGACTTGTGATGTGACAATTCAAACATCACCAGACAATGCTACTTGGACTACTCGCACAACATTTACTACTTTAACCGGTACATCAGACAACAAGGCTGCTGCTGGAAAATTGGTACTTGATGCAGCTAGCAGACGTTATGTCCGCGCAGTTGCAACTATTGCTGGAGGCTCACCAAGTTTCGCAATCGCTGTTGGCATGCTCATTCAAGCGGAACAAGGTTCAGCAAGTTTGAACTCTTTAACAGCTGCTTAAGCTGTTTGGGCAGGTTTCTAACGAGGCCTGCCCAGTTATTATCTCTATTACTCTATGGCTGCCTACGATCTTGTCTCAACCGCTAACGTAAAATCATTTCTGGATATTCAAAC